GTCTGAATACATTTCATAAAAGTTTAATGTCATAACATTTGCAACACCCCTAAATGATTCCATCCCTTGTGAATCTTCAACCAATCCATGTGTAAAATAAAAATTATTTGAACTATCATCACTTGGTAATAGATGTATATTGTCGTAAAACTCTTCACTAAATCCACCAGATTTTCGAACAAGTGTTGCATTTGTGATTTGTGGTGTGACAATGGTTTGATAAATCTGTGACAAATCAAATGTTGCAAAACTATTTCCAAGTGTTTGATAGGAAACTTGTTGTGTGAAAGAAATTGTTTTTAAAGAACCAGAACCAGAATTCGTGTTGTAAGTTAGTTCAAGTAAAAACCTATATTTGTATTTTCCAGATGCTTGTGGATATACTGGTGTGGTTGTGTTTAAATATACAACATTTGTTCCAGTGCTGATGTTGAAATTGTCATCATTCATTGTGACCGTTAAGTTGTTCGCCATCTTAGTTCAATTTAATTTCTTTTATAATTTTTTGAATGAATCCGTTTGCCATTGCAACACCTACATCACCACCATTTTCTGTGACAACTCTGTCAATTGCATCTTTGAAATAATTTCTTGCCGACAAACCTTTTGTTGCAATACTTCTTCCAAGAAGAAATGCAAGTTGTTTTTTTGCTGATTCAGTATTCTTTGAAAATTGTCCAGTTCCTAAATCACGAAGTCTGATTGGTTTGCTTTGTATCCATCCAGCCATCACACCTTGTGGAAGATTCTTTGATTTGAATCTAAATGGTGAATTCTTTGCTGATGGTTTTGTACTTTCTGAACCCTTGACACCTTGTTCCATAAATGGTGCATAATCAACTGAAGATGTAAATTCAACATCAAATCCACTTGCAAATTGACCACCACTGGATCGCTTTTGTTTAATACGATAACCAAGTGAAGAAGACAATGCACCAGTGTTGTTTGTCACTCTTTTCTTGCCATCAATCATTTTGGATGCACCAAGATTGATTCTTGCAAGTTTCACAACCCTTGAACCAAACTTCTGAAGTTCTTGTTTAGTAGTTGGAATCATCTATTGTTTAGCCAAATTAATGTGTTTGAAATGTCTTTGTCTGTCATCAGTTCATTTGTGTAAATATATTCTTGAAAATAGAAGTCAGATGTTTTTGATGGTGATGGATGTCCAATTCCAAATTCAGCATTGTCAAGTTCAAATCCACTATTTATTTCAACATTATCATTTGCACCAGAACCATAATACAATTTTAGTTTTGATTGATTGAAGTCATATCTTAGACAAAAGGTGAATGATTCTTGTCTTCTGTGTTCGTTTGAATAATCATTTCCATTTGTTGGACATATTGCAAATGGTGTTTGTGCATCTGGTGAACCACTTGGTGTGAACAAAGTCAATTTACCATCTTCAAACACTTCAATAAAAAATCCATCATTTTCATTTAAAAAGTTTCCAAAATAACAAATTGTATTTCCAAAGTCTTCAAATGAAAACCTTCCAAAGTCTTTAATTCTTATAAAGAATGTTGCAAATCCTTCTGATATTACTGGATGATTTAAACTGATAGGTGTTGATTGTGATTGGTCAAAAAAGTGAATTGCGTTTTTTTGTGGATTCCAAGTCACGTTTGAATTGCTTGTGTTCATAGTCAATGTGTCATCACCACTTATTGTGTCAACTACTGGTTCAAGTGAAAACAACTTATTGTTTGTGAAAGTTGCTTTGTCATGAATCTGTTCCCTTGAAAACCATGCAATTTCTGATGGTACTGAATTTGGCAACACATAACTTTTTGCATATTGTTTCTCTGGATTGAAGTATGGAATCAAACAAGCTGATGCTTCATTTGGTGTGATGACATTGAATGATGTTGTCCATCCAGAACAATTGTCTGGTTCTGTGTCAATGAACGGTTGACATATGACTGGCAATTCCATTGAAATCAAAGTGTCTTGATTGATGAAGTATTTACCATCTGTTATTTCTTTGCATATATCTTGAAGAATCATCAAGGCATCAGACAAGCAATTTGCTTCATTTCGCATCTTGTTAGATTCAACATTGTATCTGTCAAATACAATTACATCAAAACCATACACAAGAACTTGGTCATCAATTGATGTTCCAGTTGGTGTAATATGTAAGGCTGGATATTCTGTGAATTTATCCTTGTCAAAAAAGTTGACTTCACCATAAGTGAAAGATTCAATTTGCTGGTGTTGTGATGCAATAGAATCAAAGTATTGTATAATTGCTTTGTATGTAATCATCTTCTTTTATTTTGCTTTTGTCTTGCTTCTTTTTCACGTTCAATCTGTTTGTCTGCATCAAGTGAAAGTTTTGTCAAACACATCATCAATGACAACTTTGTGATTTTATTTATCTTTAATACATCACCACCAGACAATCCATCAATCACACTGAACCAACCATAGTTTGATGCTACAGATTTTTTGCCTTTTGATTTGAAGACTGATGGAAATTGTTCAACAACTCTTTTCCTAAACTCCAAAAAAAAACTGCAATTGCATTTCCAATGTTGATTGATAACTTTTCAAAGTGCAATGAATTTTCAGAATGAACATCAAAGTCATATGGTTCAATGTCATATCTGTTTCCTTGTTCTTTGACAATTGGTCTGTAAAGAACTGACATCATCTTTGCAATGTTGTTTTCTTTTGCATAAGTTTCAACATCTACAAATTCACCCATTGTCATTTCATCAAGGTTTGGATGGAATCCGAAAATGACACCATTGATGTCAATCTTGTTTATTATATCCTTATTGACTGGTTTGCTTATTAGCTTTTGCAGACTGCTTTGAATCTTCTTCAAATCCTTCAACTTCATTACTTCAACCACTTGTCCAGGTATGTTGCAAAGTGAAGATATTGTTTTCACAACAAGTTCTTTTTCTTGGTCAACATCCTTGACTGAATCAATGTAATTCACATACTTTCTGATTGATACATCTGACCAATCAGTTGGAATTGCTATTTTTAAAGTCTTCTTCATTTGTAAGTTTAAAGTTGTTTTTCTTTTATTTTCCTTTCAAAAAGCATAAATGCCATAATTACCTTTGACTTCATACCACATTCGCATCATCAATGCATCTGCATAATCTGGTGACCTTCCAAGAAGTGCTTTGATTGTATCCTTTGGAATGATTGAAAGTTTCTGTGTGTCCTTGTCAAGTTTATCTCTTTTGATGATTTCAAGTTCTTCAATGATGGTTTGTTTGTGTCTTGTGTCTTTAATTCCTATTTTACCAGCATTGACCATTTCTGCTAATTTGAAATAGCATTGTGTTTTTAAGTTCTGAAAGTTTTCAGATTTCAATGCCTTCGATCCGTTCACAAAACCTTTGCATCCAGACAACACATCTTTGACACCACCACCAACACCATCTTCATCAACAATGATGTGTGACCTTTGGACACCATTTTGCAGTGCCATTGTTTTAATTGCTTCAATTGTATCTGTGACTGATGACTTTGCAAATGAAACAATCTGTTCAGCATTCAATCCATTCCATAAAACAAGAACGGTCTTATCTGCACCAAATCTGGCAACATCACAAGTGATATGCTTGACACCACCTTCAATTGTGTTTGTGAACATATCATGTATTGAATCATAGTCAAACAACAATGCGTCATCTTCGTTGTATTCCCAATCACCAAGAAGAAGTCTTTGTCTTGATACCTTGTCAAGTTTTTCAAGTTGCTTGATGTAGTGTTCAGATATTGCAGAATTGTCAGTCACAAGTGATTGAATGAACTTTCTGTGGCCAGGCAACCTTTGTTCCTTTGATGGTTTATAAAATTCAGAATACAACCAAGTCTTTGTTGGATTGCAAGTCATTAAAGTTTTTGGAATCAAGTCAAACTTGTCCAGCTTGAAACGTATTCTTGAATTTAAGATGTTGATTGCTTTTTGACTTACTTCAGCACATTCATCAACAAATGCATCTGTGATTTCTAAACCACCAAGTGAAGTGAAGTCTGGATCACTTGGGTATAAAAACAAATCTTTCAGATATATAATTGAGCCATTGAAAAATGTGATTGTTGAATCTTGTGCATTGTATGTGAAGTCTTCATTTGGACTTAGACCACAGAAGTCTTGTGCAACTTCAAAGAATGTGTTCAGTGTTGTTGCTTTAAGGTTTTTCAATTTAGACCTTCCAATCACACTTCTTGTTCCTGGATATTGAAGTCTTCTGTGTATTTGCCAAAGACAACCAGTGAATGTTTTTGAACCACCTGCACCACCACCAAACAAAACTTCTGTTGTGGTTTTATCTTCAAGGTGATTGAAGCATTCAATTTGTTTTGGAAACAATTCTATATCAATTGTTTTTGGCATCTAATGGTTTAAGATTTATCACAATAGATTTGTCAGTCACTTCAGCTTTGACATCTGTTCTTGATAATTTAGGAACAATAAATTCAGACATCTTCAGAATGATTTCCAATGCTCTTGCTGGTTCTTCAATTGCAGTTTCTGTCAACCACAACTGAAACTTGTCTTGGTTGTTTTCAATAAGCAATTGGAAAGCATCTCTGATTTCTTGTGTTGTCTTGTTTGGAATACCTTTTCTACTTCCAGCAAGTTTGTTCCCTTTTTCAAACGGCATCTATTCTATGTCTTTTTGTGTGTCTTTGTCACTATCTGGTCTGATTTCTTCTGGAATAATATCAGCCATTGTCACTGATGTTTTTCCTTCATCCAACTTAGTCATCAAAGTTTGTGCAGTTTGAAGTGATTTGTCAAGTGCATATCCACGCATTAAACCTTTGACATATGATGCCACTGCTATCTGTCCAGGGAAAGTGTTTTCAGCCATTGTCATGAAATCAATCTGACCATTTTCAAGTCTTGGATATTCTTGTTCTGATTCTGTCATTGTGTTTGTCTTTAAGTAATTGTTTGTATTGCTTTTTATCACCATAGTGAATGTGGCATTTTCTACAAAGTGCCATCAAATTTTCAATGTTGTCTTTCAGTTTCGATCCACCAGATTGTCTTGCTTCTATGTGATGTATGTCCACTGCTTTTTTTCCACACATTTCACAAGGTATGAATTCACCAAATTGTGCATCAAAGAAATTGACATATACCTTTGTGTGATTTTTCATTCAAGTTTGTCTTTAAGATTTTCAATCAAACGGTTCATGTATCTTAAATAGAAGATGTCAAATTCAATGTCTTTCTGCTTGTGTTGTTTCCAATAAACATAAAGAACTGCACGAAGTCTTTGTGATGGTGTTTTTCCATCTGTCTTTTCATTCTCTAATTTAAAGCCATCTAAAGCATCAAGTTCATCTTGTGATATATTATCACTTGAAAGATACATCAAGCATTCAGTCTTTCTTAAATCAAATAATTTGACTGATGATTGTGTGTTCAGTTCATATGTACCCATGACAATCTTGACCGATCCATCATGCCTTGTTGCTATTGTTTCAACACTTACTGGAAGAACTAATTGTGGCATCTTTTATTTTTCATATTGTTCAACGATTTCTTTCATTTCATTCAATGCTGATTTTAAGCAAGGAACACAATTGCTTGTCTTGGTATTTCCACCAATGTATTTTCTTTGCATATTGTAAAGAACTTCTTTTTGGTTTGGATTGATGGTTTGTTTAACTTCTTCAAGCAAATTTTTAATTGCAAGATAATCATTTTCAGTGACTTGAAGAAATTCCCACTTATTAAATGGACATTTACTGAATGAAAGTTTTGTCTTTGCATCCATAAAACAACCACAAGTTCTTTTCTTACCTACTTTTGTACCAACTACTGGTGTGCCACAAGTTCTTGATTTCTTTCTGAAGTGTCTGCAAGATTCACAAATTGCAATTCTTTTTGATGCAAGTTCTTTGTCTGCTTTAAATGGAATCATATCAAATCTTTTATGTTCTTTTTTACTTTGTCAATAGTGTATTGAATAGACTTGAAAGTGATTCCAGTTTCTTCAGATAATCTTCTAATTGAAAGACCAGTTTCATAATAAAGTTGAAACAACTTTCTGTCATATTCATCAAATGTGTTTAGGCAATCATCAATCTTTTTGTTCATCTTTTCAATGTGATGCAATTGCCCTTGTTCATCATCTGCATTTTTGTTGGCCAGGTGTTCAAGAAATGATTCATCACTTTCAATCTTCTTTCTTTTGTATTGAACCATCTTCTTGTTGAATTGTGATTTGTTTGAATAAAATTTCACCATCATAATCTTGCAAACATAGGTTTTGATTTTTCCAGAATCTATGATGATAAGAAGTTTGTGTTGGTTCATTGTCATCAATTGAACAAATGTTTCTTGGACTAAATCTTCAGACAAGTCTTTGTCTTTTGTTTTGTTAATTGCAAAACCAAGATAATAGTTGAAGTCTTTGTATATCCATTCAATTGGATGCCAGTTGTTTTTCATTCTTTTATTGTGTAGTTGACATCAGCTTGTGGAATAGTGCAAGACAAATACCATTCAATTCTTTCAATTGTTTCATCTAAACCAGTACAAACAACTGCTAAATAACCATTCGCATTTAAAATTCCAATCACTTTCTTTTGGTTTTCTGATGGATAATTTCCTTTGACTTTCAATTCAATTGCAAGACCACTGATGTATTCACCTTCAACAATTCTTGGTGAATAGACAAACAAATCTGGAAAACCAGCTTGATAACCTTTTGCTTTATATGACCGATGTCTTGCAGATGCAATATACACACCACCAAGTGAACCGTTCACAAATACATCTTTATGTTGCATTTTCATATATCTGACAACTGCTTTTTGAAGTTGTTCTTCTTTTTGTTTTCTCATATGAATTCACCATTTAATTTTCCACCAGAAGTTCTTGGTCTGATATATGCTTTTGGTTTGTATGGTTTTACATTGAAGTTGTATCCAAACATTAATTCATATGCAGATTGATATACTAAATTATTGTTTTTACAATATTCAATATGCTTTTCTTCTTCAGCAGATAAATATCTTCTGTAAGTTTTGTGATATTGTTTGACTTCATCTTTGTTCATTTTAAAAAGTCTTTAAGTCTTTGAACTGAACTTCTTTCACCAAGTGCTGACCATTCTGAATCTTGTCTTGATTTTTGTTTTTCTCTTTCTGTAATCACCAAACCAGTTCTTGTGATGTCATACCTGGTCAACCATTCCAAAATCATTCCACCATCTATTCTGTCAAAGATTTTTTCATTCATCTTTGCAAGTTTCAAACACATTCCGATGTCATAATAGTTGAAGTGTCTGAATTGCTGACAAATGATGTATGCAGTTTCTTCCAATTGTGGTCTGTCCATTTTACTTTTGCAATTATAAAAGTCTTGAAATTTTATAAGCATCAACATCAGAATGTCAATTGTTTTTTCTTCTTCAAGTTTCATTGACTTGTATATTGATTGTGGTTTGTCAACCAGTGCAATCTTCACAATGTCATTCATGTTCATTTTCAACACTTGTTTGTTGAATTCAGAATGGATCGGTGTTGTGATTTTATTGTCTATATTTTGCAAGGATGTCATCAGCTATGTTGTTTGATGGTTTGTTTTCTTTTAATTGTTGAATAATGTTCACCAAGTTAGAATTAATTTGTGACAATTTTACTTGCTTCTGAAGAAATGGTTCAAGATTCTTCCAATTCTTAAATATGTATTTTAAAGCATTCAAAATATTTTCTTGACTATCATCACCCTTTTGTTTGCAAAGTGTTTTTAAATAGCTTAAAATAGTCTTCATTGCTTTTCCTTGTACTGCATCAATCTTTGCTGGTGCATCAAAATTCGACAAACAAAATTTGTGATAAATGTCTATTGACATTTTATAAATGGTTTTAGTATCTGTGTTTATAGTATCTGTGTTTGTAGTATATGGTATAGGTTTGTCATTCTGCACAATTGCATTTGTGTTTTTAGACAAATCCATTTGTGTGTTTTCACAATTCCATTTGTCAGAATCAACAAATCTTTGTGAATCTACAATTGCAAACCATTTTGTTCTGTCATATTTTGCAGAATTAAAATTGTCTTGAAGTATAAAATTCTTGTCAGTTAGTGATTTTAATATTCTTCTGATTTGACTTTTGGTGAAATAAGGAAACAATTCATCAAAGGCAGACACTGAATTGTATGTCCAGAATCTGTCTTTGTGAAAGTGCTTATTGTTTGCTTTGTTTTTTTTGATCCAGAAGATAAAATGTTTCATCATTATTGATTCTTCAAGACCAATTTCACTTGCAAGATTTATGTCAAATGAATGTTCCATCAAGATGTGATTGCTTTGAAGATGGTAAGTTCTGAAATATTTTTCAGTCTTGCAATCTTCTTAATTTGTGTAAACATCTTGTCATTGTTCTTCAAATAGGAATCAAGTGTCTTTCTTGTGATACCAAGTTCCTTTGACATATTTGACTTTGTTTCAAACAAGTCAATGAACAATTGTTCTGCTTTATTTTCTGGTGTCCAAATCATATTTAAAATGGTAAGTCATCAGATTTTGATGGTTGTTGTTTCTTCACTGAAGTGTATCCATCATCAATTGGTTGTCCAGCATTGTCATCCATAACCCAAGAAACAACTTTGTCAGCTAATTCAAACACTGAATTCAAATCAGTCTTTTTGTTTGCAATACACAAATCAACTGCAACTTTCAATGATGACTGCTTGACAATCATCTTTTGTCTTTCTGGATTCTCTGACTTATTAAAACCACCACCAAATGATTGTGTGAAGACTGGTTTTATTTTTGGATAATTGCCATCAGTGAATGTGTATTCAGCTTCTTGACCAATCACAAACTTTGTTTGGTCTTTTGACTTTGAAGAATATTCACCAGTGTCATCACCAATGGTCACTTCAAACTTGTACATTGTTCCAAACTTACCATCCCACGTTCCAGTTGGTTGTACGTTTTTTACTATTCCTTTTTTTTGCATTGTGTCTTTTTTTAAATGTTTCTATTTTTGTTTGCTGGTCTTCCAAGTTTCACCCATTGTTCAACCGTTCCACCATTGTAAAGTGTGATTTTTCCATCAATCCATTTCTGTCTTTCATCTTGCCATTCTTGATGTTCAGCATTTAGTTGATTTGAAAGTTGTTGTTCATGTGCATGAACATTTCCATCAAAATGTCTTTGAAGAAATTGATTAAATAATCTTGACATAATTAGTTTTTTTAGTTAGTGATTGCGTAAAGATAGTATAATTTTTTATATAGTGTTTGAAATTTCATCAATCTTTTGCATTCCAGTTTCAAGAACAATTGATGTTGAATGACCATAAGATTTTTTTAGATCCATTATTCCAAACACTTTTCTTTTTGTGTCTGTAATAATTTTCTTATCTCTTTGTTGTATTTCGTATTCAAGCATTGTCAAAATGTGAGCATCTGAAAAATCACTTGACTTTATTTCTGCAATCATCCATTGCATTCTGCTTATGAATTGTTTTCTTGTTTCCATTCTTCTTGTATTGAATCAATTGTTTCTTGGTCTTTTTTTGATAGTCTGTAATACAACCACTCTGGAATCTCAAATTCAAATTTTGTTGACCAGTATTGACCATCTTTTTGAATTTCTATTTCTTTAATTTTTACCATTGACTTAGGCAAGAACATCATGTGGTTTGCATATTTTGAAAATCTAATTGCAAATGACTTGTCTGTTGAACAATTCATGATGTATTGTGATTTATTAGTTGTTAAAATCATAAATGTTTTTTTAGCTGATTAATGACTTGAAGTTGTGAATCTATTCTTTGACTAATTGATTTTATTGTGTCAAGAAGTTCTTTCTTGTTACCTGGATAATAATATCCTTTTGAACTTGAACAAATTGGTTCACCTTGATTCCTTAAATGATTGATGATTTTTCGCAGTCTAACACCATTTAGTTTGTGTTTGGTGTGCATGGTGTATGCAGAACAAATAGTTGTTCCAGACTTCGCATTTGACTTTCCAATGTACTTCTTCAATCCATTCTTGACTGATTGAGCAATCTGCAATTCTTCATCAGAAAGATTGTGTGTGTTGTCTTCAAAGTTTTTAAGCATTGTATATGTTTTTAAGTATTGATTGGATCACTGGAACTGAAATTGTGTTTCCCATCTGTTTGTAAAGTTGTGTATCTGATTGAACTTCTTGACAAATATTGTGTTCTTCATCTGTAAAACCTTGCAGTCTGAAACATTCCAAAGGTGTCAACCTTCTTATTTTTTTATCATATTCAACTGCTTGTGAATTTTTTGAATCAAGACAATAGGATTTGCCATCTGATTTTGAAAGGTGTCCAGAACCACCAGCATTTTTGTTCTTCTGAACTGATGGTCTGTTTGTGCTTCTTGTATGTGTTGAATGTACCTTGATAAAATTTGCACCTTTATAAACACCACAAGCATGGCCAGGTGACTGAAGTGTTGATGCTATTTCTGGATTTACATTTGATGACTGCAAATTTTTAGTGTTTTCAATTATTGATTTTATTGCCTTATTTGACAAATAGTATTTTTTATCAATTTCAATAAAGTTGTTATTAGTTGAAATCTTGTTGCATCTTGCAGTCAAACAATCTACAAATTCACTTTCAGAATTTAATGGTTTGAATTTATTAAATTTTTGATTTTCTTGTAAATAATTGTAAGCAATATTTGACAATATATATTTTGAATTTGGATTGTCTTGAAGTATATCTTTCAATGTAATTGTCAACGGTTCACCAACTGGAAATGAAAATTGTCTTGCTTCTTTAAAACCGACAATAAATATTCTTTCTCTATTCTGTGGCAATCCAAAGTCTTTTGTATTTAATACTTTGTAATGTATATGATACCCAAGACCATCAATGTCAGTCAGAAACATTTGGTCATTTACTGAACCACCAGTTCCAGATAGTTTGTCTTTTATGATTTGAAATGTTCTTCCATTATCATGATTGATAAGACCTTTGACATTCTCTAATATGAAACACTTTGGTTGATTGATCCTGATAAATTCAGACAAGGTGTAAAACAATGTTCCGTTTGTTGGACATTCAAAACCTTTTCTTTTTCCAGCTATTGAAAATGACTGACATGGAAAACCAGCAACATACAAATCAAGTTGTGGAAAGTCTGTTGGTCTTGTTGTGATGTCTTCAAACATCTGTTGTGGTTTGTGTAATGCTTCATATGAAGTTCTTGCATACTTGTCAATGTCACAAGCAAACAAGACTTGATGTTCAATACCAAGTCTTTTCAATGCAGTTTCTGGTGAACCAACACCACTGAAGTCTGTTCCTATTTTTAACATAGCTGACAAAGTGTTTTCATCCAAAACTTTCTTTTTTTCAATGCACACATTGAAATATTAATATTGTAATGTATTGACAAATATCTTTGAACAACATTCAAAGACTTGTTTCTTTTGTGTGCATATTTCATCACTTGTCTAATCAATGACTTTTTAAACATTTTGTAAATGATTTAATTGTTCAACATTTATTTTTGTTATTTTCAAACACATATTGACAACCCTTTTTTGCCATCTTATATTTGCAAGTCTGGTGATTTCAACTTCATGATTTAGTTTTGCACAACCAAACAATGAAATCATAAATGGTTCATTTGCACGTTTTCTTGCATTTTTCCACCTTTCAGCAGAATGCCATTTTGCATTTGAAAGGTCTTGCAAGTCTTCAATTAATAAATCCAATTCATTCATAATCTTTATTTTTTAGTTGTTATAAGTATCTTGAACCCATTCTTGTTCATTTGAACCTAATTGGTCATAGTCCATTCCAAATTCCATATTTGCAATTTTGTCTAATTCATTCATGTTTTTAGTTGTTATAGGTTAAAGGAGCATTACGCTCCTATTTTTTATTCAGTTAGTAAAAGTACCTCACAATAATAATCACGAATTTTAGCTATTCGTTTTATTTCTTTTAGTTTAGTTTGTGCCTCTTTAAGAGTTTCGCAAACCTCTCTTACTCTATATTGAGGAATAGCATTTTTTCCGTTGTTTTCAATTAAGTAGTACATAATAGTAGTTGTTTTTTTAGTTATTAATTTGTTTGATGTTGTAAATGTACAAAGATTATTTGATTGTGCAAATAATTACACAATAAACTTCACAATGATTTTCAACAATGAATTGTTAAATCTTTAATATACTATGATTTACTGAAGATAAATATATTTATTCTAATGAATAGAATATACAATTGTACTTCCAAGTATGGATGGTATTCATCTGGATCGAAATGTCTAATTCCAAACAACAACCCTTTGACAAAATCAATGTTCATTCCTATGTTCATAGATTAAAGAATTGATGACAAACCATTCCTTCTGATTTATGCCAGATGAATGATTCAGCAGATTGAACATTCTGAACATATCCTTTCAAATTGTGCCAGGCATCTGTTCCACTTAATGAACGCATGAATCGAATCACACAACCTTTCTGTTCATCTATTGTTTGGAACTTAATCTGTTTCTTGTGATGAAAGTGTCCAATGTGCCATTCATGAAACTTTGTGTCTGACCACAATTCTTTCTTTTCTGATGCCATAAGCAAAGGCAAGTCAGCAATCTTTTCATTGTTTCCATGTGTCAAACCAATCAAGTTCTGACCATACTTGAAATACTTTCTTGGTGTTGCATCATTGTTGATTGTGACATTCTTGTTGTTTCTGAACCATGCTTGAAGTGAATCACCAAGATAGTATGACCGTTCAAAGTCATGATTTCCTTGCACAACTACAACTTCAACATCAGCAACTTGCATCAGCTTTTCAATACCTTCAACAATCAACCTTCTTCCGTTTCTGAATGTCTTCATCCAACGCAAATCTTCATCTTGTGGTGTGTTGTTGCTTGTGGTGTTTTCTTTTCTGTCTGAATTGAAGAAGTCATTTCCAACTGGAAACAATATTTTGTCAATGCTGAATGGTTTTGATTTGTGTATTAAGTCATCAATTGCTAAATGAAATCTTTCTGATGCAATCTTTGTGTCATAGTCTTCACCAGTTTCACCATTCCAGCAAAGTTTTCCAAAGTGCAAATCAAAGATGTTTACTTCAAGCAAGTGACTTCCATCTTTGTGTGTTCTTTTTATTGCTTTAGGTGAATGATTGACAAAGTCTTGATGTAGTTCATCAATTATTCTTTTGCGTTTCTCTATGGACTTATTTCGCAAAAGTTGTGCTTTGACCTGGAACAATTCTTCAGTCACCATTCGACCATCAATTTGTGCTGAAACTTCCCATTTGTTTATGTTGTACTTTTCGACAAAGAATTTTGTCAAATCTACTTTGGCAACATCAAGAAGTTGTTCAAGTGTTTTGATTCTTGCACTTGATTTTGAAGTGACATTTAGATTCTTTTTGTCTTGTGAAGTTTCAATTTTATCTGACTGCAACATCAACTTCATAAGATGCAATTGTTCATCTTCTGAAAGTCTTCTGAATTCTTTGATGTATGGTCTTATAAATTCAGACCATCTTGGTCTGTAAGGCTTCATTTACAATGACATGATTTGTTTTCAAAAAATGAAAGACATAGTGGTGCAACTGCAACAAGTGTCATTGCAACCACCATCCAGGACAATGGATTTGTTTGCAAATAGTTTGCTATTATTCCAACCAATACACCACTGATTGTTCTTTTTGCTGACCATTTTTTGTTCTTATCTTTCAATAAGTCTGGCAATATTGTCAATGCTTCTTTTAAAATTGTGCTTTTCATAGTTTGTTTTTAATATAAGAACATTACTTCTTGTGGCAATGTCATGTCACAATCAGCATGAATGAAAGTTTTTGCAATTCCTATTCTTGTAAAACCAGCACTCATCAAACCATTTACAATTTGAAGTCTTTGAAATGATGATTTGCAAGATATATCAATTGCATTTCCACGCAAATGTGAAGAATTTGGTTTTCCATTTACTTCTTGATTTTTAGCTTCTGACCTCCATGAAGATGTGATTTTGAACGGAACATCTGCAATTTCTCTGGCATCATCAATCATCTTTAAAAGTTCTGGATTCATTTTGTTGAAGCAATTGACACCATCACAAGTAAATTCTTCTTTTATAAAATACTTTAAATCAGCCATTCTTAGACAATATTTTTTGTATGTTGTAAACTAACACTGAACACAAGACAAGTATTGTCAGAACACCTTCAATGTCCATAAGTGAAAGTGATATTGCACCCAAGTTGATGGAATTAAAACCAGCTAAATCATTTAGTGTTTCTTTCATTTCGTTTTTTCAAATATACATCTAACAATTGCTTGTTGATTTTTTTCTTTTCTTGATTGCTTTTGCAACCTTTTTTTCTTCCAGCCATTACTTGCAACAATTCCAATTTGCAAGTTTGTTGTTTCCTCTATTTGCACCAGATATTGTCAAACCTGCTTCAGCATATGTTTGTGTGTCTGGATACATATCTGCACCACTATTTGAATTGTATTCTGGAAATGATGAAGTGTTGTTTGTCAAGTATTCAATCAACCGTTCAGTGTAGAATTGTGCATTGCTTCTTTCAATGTCAACCAATCTTAAAACTTCAGCTTGTGAAAGTGCAGTGATGTTGTCCACGTTTCTTGAACCAATAGTTCCGTTCAGAATTTTACCTTGTAAATAAGGATAAAAGTTGACAAGTGTCCATTTCAATGTTGCCATTTGAACATAGTCTTGCAATAATGTTTCATACACACCAGTGATTGTTCCAGCAGTGATGTCAGTTTTTAGTTTGTTGAACAAGTCAGTTCCAAGAATCGGTTGTATCTGTGAATCTTGTGCTTGTATAATTGAAGGTAACAAATCTTTTTCATCAACCGATCCATCAAGGTGTGAATACGCTTTGATATAAGTTGCATCAATATAAATTACTTGTGAAGGTAGTGCCATGTTTTTTGTATTTAGTCTTTCATAAATGGTGGATTCACTTTTGCATGGTTTGGCATATCATAAGGTGCAATTGATTCTGTTCCTTTCTGCTTTATGAATGGATTGTTTCCAACTCTTTGTTCATTCTTTAAACCATCACTTGGTAAGAACCGACCACTGACTTGTTTTCTGAAATATATTCTTCTAAGCCAACCATGTCTGCAATAACAACCACCTTTGAATTCAAATATATCATATGTTGATTGTCCTTTTTCAGCAAATGCACCATTGATTCCATCAGATGACAATTCGTTTATGTCTTCAAGTGTCCATTCAAGACCTTGCCTTGACCATGACATCATCTGGTCACAAAACTTTCTTGATTTATTTCCAGCTTTGTTTGGTGTGTTGCTTGTCTTTTGATAAGCATATCTAACTTTGTAAAGACCAACATCAAGTGAAGATTTTGCATCTGCATCAGCCATTGATTTTGTTGGCATTTTGTTTGCAAATTTGTGCAGTTCTTCTTTTGATTTTATTTTGTCTTCAGTCAACAATTGCCATTCATCATCATTGTTTTTTTCTGCAAGAACTTCAAGTTTAGACAAGAAGAATTCTGCTTGGTCATCACTTAAATGTGGTCTTTCATCTTTTTTTTTTGATGACATTGTTTCAAGTAATTGTTCACCACTTGAACTGAAGAAACCTTTTGCAACATCTTCTGGAAGTTGTAAGAATTGAACTAAGAACACAACTGCTTGTTCTGGTGTCAAAATACCTTCTTGAACTTTTGCAACAATATCAATTGCAGAACTAATTTGTGCACCATTGTATGATGCATCAACTTTTTCAACTTCTGTTTCTTCAACCATTCCACCAACTTCATCAGAAATTGTTGCATCTGCATTTGGAATGACATCAACTGCAACTTCTTCATTGATTGTTTCTGCTTCTGTATCTGCAAATTCAGTTTGAAACAAATCAAATGGTTCAAAGAATAACTGAAGATTGATTCCAGATTCAGCCATCAACAATTTTAACGCATCAATTATCACATCTCTGAATGGATTGACAACCGTTTGTTCAAATAGTGCTGATGCAGTCTGAAGTTCTTCAGCATTATTTCCAAGACCACCACCATCAATATTGACACCAAACAATCTTGGTGAAACAACTCTGTTTCCAACCATTATTTTGTTGGTGATTTCTGTTGATAGGAATTGGAATTGCTTGTCTGCATCTGACAATGGAACTGCTTGAATGTCTGGTGTTGTATCTCTGCCATCTGAGAAAGTACAAAGAAATTTTCCAGCATTCCTTGAACCAGAAAGTTCTGCTTCAATTGTTCTTTTTATGTCTTCACGTTTTTCCCTTGCTGGAATACCATTTGCAAAGTTTATGATGAATGATGGTGCAAGACCATTTTCGATTTGTGATAAATGAAATTGTGCAACATTCACATCAAGTTCAACATAATTCCATGCACCGATCCAGTCTGGTTTTGGATAATAGTATGAACCAACTGAATTCATTTTTACACAAAGAACTTGGTTTGGATAAGTTGCTTTTTCATGTGGATTGAATGCACGAAGTTCAGTGTATTTTGCCCTTGAACCAGCAGTCCAATCATGTGAATGATAGTAGGTGTCAACCTGGCCATCTTCATCAACGTGACCACTTCTCATTGTTTCATATGGAAGAACTTCCATTTCAACAATCTGTGTTCTATCAACTGAATATGAAACTGAAATATAAAAACCACCATGAAGTTTCAAATCCATACACATCAATTGTATGTCATTTTTTCCAATCTTGTGGTTTATCAGTTTATTAAATTGAACCCATTCTTCTGGATGTTCTTCTTTGTTGTCTGCATCAATACCACCACCATAAATCCATGCTGAAATTGAATTCACCAATGCGTTCTGTGTTGCAGAATTTTGATACAATCTGATTGTGTGTTGTGGAAACAAATTGTCCAATCCGTACCAAATAAAGTCAGAACCCCTTTTGACAACTTCTTGTGAATCTGTCATTGAGTAACTTGCACCCATTGAACTGAACATATATTCTGTACTTGGTTTAGTCTTTTTAGCCATTGTAAGAAATTGAATTTGGAATGATTAATGGTTCAACACCACTTTGTGAATTTTGGAAATAGTCATTCACAAAATTATCATTGTGGACAAGTGCCATTCCATTTGTCACCATACCAATAATTGATGAATCATTTTTTGTAGTTGCACCAGAATCACCAAAATATACTTCATAGTCAAACAAACCAGTTGTGTCAATATTTATGTGACCACTTCCAACATAGTCATCAAGATACAAACTGAATTGTTTGCTTCTTGGATAATTATCAACATAGTTTGAATTTGACAACAATTCTTGAAAGTATTCTTTTTGTGTTGCTTGTTCAATTAAAACAATATAGTAAGTTGTTCCAGTATAGTCAGTGTTGAAGTTTGGTGTGTATTGTCTTGTCAATGCACTTTGTGACTTAGAATTTGAAATGGTGTTTGCAAATACCCTTGAATATACATCCAAAGAAATCACATTCTCAAAACCATTTGAACTTCTAAGATGGATCATCAGACTTTTTCTTTTTTGGTTTTACTTCTTCAAGGTATTGTGGAAATTCAGCCATCAACCTTTTCATCACTTTTTCATCAACCACTTCATTCAAGTATATCTTTGAACGACCTTGATAAATTACACTTCCGATAAATTCTTTTTTTATTTTCATAGTATAAAGATATAAAAAAAAGGATGATGGAAAACCCACCACCCTTTATTCACTAACAACTAAAAACTAATTTACTCTTGTGGTGTTGTGTATTGACTTGATGACAATGTTATATTTGAACTGAATGCAGTAAATGGATTTGCAGTGCTTAGATTGTATGCTGGAAATGGTTCAGAACCAATCATCTGAAGTATGTATCCAACATAGTCTGAATAAGCTACATCACCACCATGTGCATATGAACCACCAGTCACATCAATTCCATTGTCAACACCAAGAAGGTAATACACTCCATTGTTGTCTAATACAATGCATTGAAATATTCCTTCAACAACATTTTGCATTCTTGCCCAACTTTCTTCTGAATCATGTGAAAGGTGGATGTCAAGTGCTTGTTCATAGTTAACTGCACCACCACCACCAGTTGTGATTGTTTGATTGAAAGAACTTGTTTGTCTATCCAAGTCAAACTGATAGAAATCTAATGCACTTGCAGTTGTCAATCCACTAACTATTCCAGAATCTGCATCAGCAGTCACAGAAGTGATTTTGTTTGCAGAATACCAATTTGCAAGAAAGATTTGTTTGATACCACCAACTTGTCCCTGGCAAAAATATCCTCGACCTTTATCGATTAAACATGACATATTTTATATTTTAAGAATTAAAGAATTGAAGATGGTCACTAAAGACCACCTTCTTATTCATGTTTTTATACGAACCAAACAACATCAGCAACAACACCAATTTGTGTTCCGATTCCGTATCGCATTGTTACACGATAGTTGTCTGAACCATCTAATGGCGTCATGTCAATTGCTTGTGCTAATGAATCAGAATCAGCAGTTCCGATTCCAACAAATAAGTTGTTTTTGTTTCCAACCATTGCTTCACCAGATGCTACACCTGGACAAGACACCAACTTGTATCCAACAAAGTTTGTTTGTCCACCATTCGCTGCTGCAAGATTGTATCCAGCACCAGTTTGACCAACTGCAAGATTGTATGCAGAAATTGTCACTGGATTCACATATATGTTTGTGTTTTCAAAATCACCAACAATTCCTTGTGGCATTGCTGAAATGATTTCTTGTAAACCAGCAATTACCGTTGCTTGGTCATCTATTGCATTTGTTAGTGTAGTCGCACCAGCAGTGTTTCCACTTGCTTTTTTAAAACCATCAAATGCAGCATAACCAGATGTAGTTGCACCACCCATCCAAATGTTGTGTTCAATATCAGCTTGAACGAACTTTGCAACATATAAAAGTATTGCATCAGCATAGTCATCTGGCACACCAGAATTGATTGAATATGCATCACCTTGCCACCAAGAATTGAAATTCTTTTTACAAAGTTGTAAGTTCACCATCAAATCTGTGATGTCAAGAACTCTTTCATCTAAGTCAGTTGTTGCAGTTGTGTCAAAGTCACATGCACCAGCCTTGATTAAAGCTGCTGAACCAGTTCCGAAAGACATTACTGGAAGAACTGCTTTGTATCTCACACCATCAATCAGTGTTATATTACCACCATGTAAAGATGGTGCAGAAACTACTGCTGCATGGATGTATGGAAGTGCTAATTCACCAGCATAACTTGGTGTATTTAATACGGGATTTGCCATTTTACTTGTTTTTTACTTTATTAAAGATTGCGAAAATTCTTTCATCTTGTGAAAGATTGGTTTTCACTTCAGTCTTTTTGCTTGACTTCGGTGTTGATTTAAAAGTTTTTGATGCAGACAACTTTTTAACTTTTTCAAGTTCTGTGTTGTGTGATTCAATTAATTCAGCAACCTTCAATTCAATTGCTTCAGTAATCATTTTTCCAAGTTCAAAACCATCTTCTTTTGTCATGTAGTTTGACAAATCAATTTCTGATTTTTCTTCTTGAATTTCTTCTTGAACTTCTTCTTTGTCAGAAGACAAATCTTCTTCAACTGCATCTTCTGATGCTTCTGGTGAACGAAGTGTTGTGATTTCTCCATCAACTACTTCAATCACTGCACCATCTTGCAGTTCATAAGTTCCAGATGGAAGTGCCATTCTTTCATCATCTTCACCAACAACAAACACCATTGATCCTTCTTCAAATCTGTCAGAATCAGTTTTTATTGTAGTTCCATCGACAAGAAATGCTTCAGCCATCATGCTTGTTTCTTCAGATAGTTCTTCTGTCATTCCAAGAAGACCTTTCATTTTGTTGTAAATGTTTTCCATTTTTTGTTTTTTGAATAGTATTTCCAATAGTTAAAAGATTATTTCTTCTTTTTTTCCTTTCGCTTTTTCTTGTATCCTTTTTTTAAGATTGCTTTTGCTTTTGGAATAACTGAAGAAGCAATTGTTCTGTTCTTAATTGCACCACAAATCTTCTTTGCAGTTTCTTCATCACCATATTCAGCCATTTGGTCTGCAATACATTTATCCCAAGGATAGTCGGCCAGGTAAGTTGCTTCTTCTTTTTGAATCAAATCTTTAATCATTGCAAGTTTTGTTTCATCTTCTGACAATGATTGTTCTGACATTTCTTGCATCTTATCTGTGAAGAATCCTTCAATACTAAATCCAAGAATTTCACCTTCTTTGACCTTGTTCCAGATTTCATCATTGTCAACACGCATTGTCACAAACCATGTTCCAACTGGACAATGTTCGAAACCGTACTTGACTGACTTGTCAATTGCAAACTCTTTCACCCATGATTCAACAACACACAAACCTTCAACTTCTGATTCATGTTCAAGTGTTGCAGATTGCAAGTGATTTCTTTTCATGTAAAGTTCAGAACACTTCTTAATTGTGTCTTTGGAAAAATAAACATAATAGTCAGAACCATCATCTGCAAGTCTGAAAATCTGTTTGTTTGGAATCAAAGCTGGTGCAATAAGAAGTCTTTTGTCTTCATCTACTTTTGCAAATTTTAGTTCTTTTTCTTGCTTGTTTAGTGCAACCCAATATTCTTCAATTGCAGGATCTTCAACAAGACTGATTGCAAATACACCATCTTGGTCTTCTTTGTCTTCTTCTGAAATAATTAATTCAACTATTTTTGTCATTTTTTTAGGATTTAAAGTGTTGATTTTTGTTGTATCATTGTGTTTATTTGTTGTGAATCTGTGACTTGTTGTTCAACCACATACGCTTGTATTGGTGCATCTTGTGTGAATGCAGTGTTGAATTGTTCTGTGATTGATGGAAGACCAGACAAATCAACAAGTGATTCCATATCTGTTGACTGACCACCTTGTCCACCACCACTTGGAATTGATGCACTACTTGGTGCTTGAACATTTGCTGGTTTTTCTGTTTTAACTGACAATATTTCTTTTACGTTTTTGATACCAGTTGCCAAAGTTAAACCAGCAGTCACAAATGAAAATGGTGGTGGTGATGATGCCAATGCCATGTTCACTGCTTTGTATGTGTCAATTGTAGCTGATGCAACACCAGATACTTTTGCCATTGCTGAACCTTCAGCAAATAGATTTCCAGCCATGTTGATTGAATTCTGCAAGATGTCAAGTTGTTGCATCTTGTATTTCTTTTCAATTTCAACTTGTTGCTTTGCAAATTCTTCTTGTATTGCAGTTGTGTCTTGTCCAGACTTAGTTGCTAAATCAATCTTTTGTTTATACCACTGGTCAAGTTCTGTCAGTTCAATTTCTCTTTCTGTCTTGCCTATTGTGGCAAGTTCCATCACTGCATCTTTTTGTTCTTGAATCAACCCTTGTTCATTTGTCAGTTGTTCAGATTTTTGACCAGCAATCCTTTCTTCTATGTCAATCTGTTCAAGAAGTGCTTGTTGATATGCAGTTTGAAGTTCAACTGATTTTTCATTTGTGTCAAGTTCAAGTTTTGCAATTCTGACCTTTTCATCTGCAATTGCTTTTTCTTTTGCAGTTTGGTCTTCAAGTATTCTTCCAAGTTCTTCGTTTGCTTCAATTCTGTCTTGTATTGACCTGGACACATCATCNCTGATTTGTCTTTGTATTTCTGCATCCAACTGACTTTGCAATTGTTGTTTTGCCCTTAAGACTTCAAGAAGTTCTTCATTCTTNTTTGCTTCTGCAAGTGCTTTTCCAGTTGTCAATGCTGATTCAACTGAAATCTTTTCAATGCCTTCTGTTGCAGTTTCTGTTGCTATGGTGACAATACTTCCAACTTCTGTGACTGCTTCAGCAATATTTGTTGCAATCTGTGTTCCTGCATCAACCACATCTTCAACAACTTCAGTCAAGTTTTGTTTTGTTTCTGTTATCTTTTCATTTAGTTGTGCAATTGTTTCTGGATCGCCATCACCAAAGAATGATTTTTCCCATGCCAATTGACCTTCTTGGATTGCAAGTGTAATTCCATAAAATGAAAGTTTTAATGGTGTGACTGCTATTGTAAGCAATCCACTCATAACTTTTTGAAGACCTTCAAATCCTTCACTTGATTTGCTGACTGCATCAAACACATCAGTCACAACACTTGTGACTTGATTAAACAATACTGAAAGTGTTTCTGTGGCAATAGCAACACCATCAATGACCGTTTGGTTCTGCATCAATATCTCTTTCAAGAACTTAAATGCTTCCATCACCAATCCGATTCCAAGTGTTTTCATTGCAAGACCAACACCCTTGAATCCTTTTCCGATTTTCTTCAATGCACCTTCTGTTCCTTTTCCAGTCTTCTTGATGTCTTCAAGACTTTCATTTGTTTCACTAAGTGAATCCTTGACTGATTCTAAGTCTTTGGAAATCTTTGAAACATTTGTTTTGAACTCTATGTCAACAACTATTTTTTCAGCCATGGAAATAATTTCTTAAGTTGATTCATTCTTTCTTTGTCTTTTTGTACTTGCTTNTCATACCATGACAAACACTTGTTGTTTTTATACAAGTCATTTGGCAATGATTGAATCACTTCTGGAATGATGTACATTGCACCAGACCAATATTCAAATATTGGATTAAAGTTCAAGACCTTAAAATCTTTGAAACTTTTTGGTATTGCTTTTTGAACATTAAGTTCAACTATTGTTTTTATGTGTTCCATTTTGATTTTAAATAGTTCATAACTTGATTAATTTCATCAGTGCTTAGTTTGGAATCATATGCAATAACTTCATAAACTTTTCCATCATACATTCCACCAAGGAAACCCCTAAATGTTGCACCAGCAATATTGAAATGGTCACCAGTCACATTTGTTGCTTGTGTGTTTGAATTAGTGTTTCCACTTTGGTCACCAACAAATGAAGTTGTGCCATCTCTATAACCATAAACAACTTGTCTTGTTGTCACTGGTATTGTGTTTACAAATGCAGAATTGTCATTTGTATCATTTTTGTAAGCTGATGCATTTGAACCACCACCACTATAATTTGTTGCATTGATATTAATACCATTATATTGTGAAGTGAATCTTGTTGTTCCAGCAATTATACTTCCATTTGAAATTGCAGTTGAACTATCTGATTCAAAGACAACAAAGATTGTGTTGTTTGATTGCGTATAATTAAAAAGACTTGAATCATTGTTTGTGAAGAATTTTTGTATTCCATCAAATTCAATATGTGGTATTGGTATTGTTGCACCTACACCATATTGTGGATATGCACCAGAA